ACGGTTGGAAATGTCCACCGAGAACGTCTCGGTTGGCGAACCACCGGAGAGCGCAACGACGTGCGATGCTTGAAACACGGCGGCGACTTGGCGCACGCTCGATGCAGCGGTCGCACCAGTCTTGATTCCGCTCACGGTCACGTCGTCTCGATCTTGTGATGAGATGTCGCCCGCTCCATACGCTGCATTGTCGGCGCAGAATCCAAGATAAACCCAAGACGACGCGACGCCGCTGCGATTAACCGCGCGCAAGAAAGTGAATCCGCTCGTCGGAAACGTGTTGTAGAAACACATCGTCGTTGCCTTGGTTAAAACCAAACCATTGACGCCGGATTCTCCAAACCAGTTGTAGTCTGTCGCGCTGCTACTGTTCGTCGCGGTTGCTTTGATTTCGTAGTGATCAAAATCAGTCTCGGTGTTTGCGTTCCAATAAGCGCGTGAGCCAAAGTAATACTGACGGGTACTCTCGATCAGCTTTGGAGTAACACCGACGTTCGTCAGACCTGATCCGCTCGGCGTAGCCGGTGCTGTCGAGTTGTTGGGCGCGGTCTGTGTGCCACCGCTGACGATGTTGCTTGCGATGCCGAACGCGCTGAACGTTTGCACGGCGATTTCGTAAGTCACGTTCGGCGTCAGGTCGTCGATTGAGGACGTGCTGCCGCCGGTGCTGCGCTGGTCTGCGACAATCCATCCAGCCGTTCCGCTCTTGCGGTAAAGCACGTTCATGATGACGCAGCGCGTTGTGAACGCTGGCACATTGACGACGATGCGCGCGAGCGTTGTGCCGTCTCCGCTCAAATAAGTTCCGGTCGTGTTTACCGTTGGCGCGCTTGGGTCGGCTGGCGGCGTGCTGTCCGTCTGCCCAGCGGTCACGGCCACCGCGGTTGCGCTCGCGCCGGTGCTCTTTGCGCTTTGATTCTCGCTGCGGTCGTAGGCTGAAATCCAGTAATAGTAAGTCGTGCCGAGAGTCAGATTGACGTCTACGAATCGGCTCGCGCGCGTCTCGGCAATCTTCGTCGCGCCGCCCGAATCGTTGCTCGTGTTACGCCAAACGCCGTACTCGCCGAAGTCAGGTTCGGTGTTGTCGTCCCAGTCGAGCGATATGATTTGCCCAGTTCCGGCGATGGCAGTGAGTCCGGTCGGTGTCGCTGGCGGCGTAGTGTCCGGCGCGACCGTGACCGAGCTGGTGACGTAGCTCGTGCTGATCTTGAAGTAAGATTCGCCGAAGATTCGCACGTCGTAGTTGGTTCCGATCTTCACGTCGGAACTGATATAATCTTCCGTCTGCGCGCCTTCGACTCGGCTCCATGTCAGATAGGTCGTGCTTGTGCTCGGCTTGTATTCGATGACGACGGCGCCACCGCTTTGGATGAACTCCTCGGCTGGCGGCGTCCATTTAACCTTGATGCGCGGAATCGCCGTGCCGTCTGCTTGGATAAATTGAGTCGTGCCGTCGGCCGTGAGCGCAAGACTGGATGGCGCGTCGAGGGTGAACGGATCAGGCAAGGTCGTGTTCGGCGAGTCCGCGACATAGATTTGTTCGTCCACGTCCCAACTGTAAACCTCCACATCTGTCTCGCGGAGAGTCATGTCGATGTAGAGCTGCGGCGGATTGCCGTCGGTAGCAAAGTGCCACTCCATCACCTCGAAAACCTTCGACGACCAACCGAGCTTTGCGTTGGTAATCATGACCGTGTCGCCCGCGCGAACCTGCATTGCCTCTAGGCGGAAGCGTGCGGTGAACGTGATTTCCTCGCGCGCGCGGCGCAGCTCGATGACGGCCAAGCGTTGAGCGCAGGATGACGAGGTCGTGAACGGCAGAACCACGTCGCGGTAATAGCGTATGCCATTATCATTATCGACGTAGGTCGTTGAGGAGATCGTCGGGAAGTCGGACACTTGCCATCCGTTGCTTTCGCTGACGTAAACACCCTTCACCGAGTTTACGCGGTCGCGCGCGCTCGTGCGCGTCTGGATGTTGAGCGGGCCGACGAAGTGCTTTTCGGTGAGCGTCACCGTTGGGATGCGATAGCCGCCAGCGTAAGCCACTATCTTGCCGCCAGAGTACGCGATGAGTCCGCCCATCGCGGACAAGAGTTTTCCGATGTTCTCGTCAGGACTTGCGCTCGTGGCGATGACGCCGTTGCACTCGTAGCGGTTTTCGTAGGTTGCTGGAACCGTGATTGGTTTTACCTCGACGTCTTCGTCGCAGATGTTCGCGGCCGCATTGATCGCGGTGACGTCAATCTCGGTCGCGTCCATGCCCATACCGACAGCCGAGTCGGTAAGATAGTCACGCAAGCACAGCGCAGGATTGGCCGAGTAAGCCGTCGTGCTCGTGCGCGTATCGAGTACCTTCTTGCCTTTGATGACTGCCGAGATGTTCGGAATACCGCTCGGAAATTTCTCGGTGTCCCAAGTCAGGCGGACATAAAGATATGCAATGCCGCGCAGACGATGATCATCAGTCCATTTTCCATCCGTCAGCGTGCTTGTTTCGTCTCTTAAATCAGTATCAACCGTCTGATAGGACTCGCCAAGATGCTTGTTCACGCGTGCAACGCCGTTGTAGAATCCGGTCGGCGTATTGCTGACTAGCGGCACGAGATCGTCGTTGAAATAAACCTCCTCGATTTCTTGGATTTCATGGCCGGCAAGAGCAACCACGATGTGCAAATACTCGTTACTGCTTCCGGTCGTGGACATATAAACCACGGTGCCAGACGCGCGGCAGCGACCGTAAATCACGTTACGCGCAGCAATAGGCGAGCGCACCATCTGCGAGCGTTGAGAGAGCGAGGCGTCGGTGTAGCTCGGAGCCTTTGGCGCGAGGAGCTTAGACGCCGCCATTGATGCCGCTGTAATGGCAACAAAGTTCAGCACGGTCGTGATCGCCGTGGCGATTGCAACGCTGTTAAAAGCGTTCATGAGCGCGATCCAAACAAAAGGATTAGCGAAGACTGGCATGGTTAGATTTTCCAGAAGCGCGTTTCCGCGCCGTCGTTTAAGTTAGCAAATTGAAGTCCGTCCTTGCCAACGAAGGCTGCAGTTGAGCCAAGAACAATCCCCATCGTGTCGCCGTTGCCGCAATCGCGCACCGCAATGTCACCGCGCGCCGCGAATCCTTGGCTGATTGGCTTGAAGCCTAGAGGTTCCATGTGTGCTTCAATAGTTCCAATCAGTCCACCGTGTTTTTCCAGCACGCGCACGCCAGAAAGCGCACGGTCATAAGTGCCGCGCAAGGTCGCCGCTGGGTCGAGTCCGGTGCAAAGCTCAATCCAGTCGGCTCCGAATAAGCAGCAATCGTTCACGCCCCAAGCGAAAGGCTCGTTGCGTTTGCGGTCGATGTAGGCGGCGAGAGCTTCCGGCCAGTTGGCGCAGCGTGTCGGCATGGTTAATCGTAAGTTGTCGGGCCGTAATTGCCGCCACCGCTATCATCGACCGGAGCTGAAAACTTCGCGTTGCCCCAATAGATTTCCTTTTCTTGGATTGAGTTCACGAACTCCAAACCCTTGTCGCCTGAGTAAAGGTTTTTCTGTTCCTCGTCCGTGTATCTCACTTCGCGCGGACGCCGAAAATCCACTAACTTATTTTCGGCAGTCATGCCAATGGTCGCGTTCTGTCCGTCGTCGTTGATCGACATGACGTCCATGCGACCGGAGAAGATCGTAATCGGCGTCGAGACGAGCGCACCGCTGGAATCGAGCGCGCCAAACATCACCGAGCAAGCCTTGCCTTGGTAGTTCTCGGAGAGAGCGACAGCAATCATGGCAGTCGGCACGCCTGAGAGCTGCATCGTGATACCACGAGCAGCAAGGTCTGTCGTCTCCTCGACTGGCGAGATCGTGCCGAGCGTACCGATACCAAGGTATCCGGTGCCAGCATAAGTGATCGTGCCGTAACCGCTCCAAAGATTAACCGGAGTTTCGAACGAGAGCGACGCGAGAATGATCGGAGAGAGTTGCGACGCGCTGACCTGCGTCGTCATGTCGTTGCTGAGAGAGCGGCCTGCGGTGGTTATGCTCATTGCGCGACGTCCTCCATCACGTTGAACGACACGCCGTAAAACTTAGCCGTGTCGATGTTCCATTGCGTCGAAGGCTCGGCGAGACGGAACACGCCTCTTGCCGCTCGAAAAGGCGATACGGCTGGGCTGTAAATAATTGAAGTGCCGCCAGCGTAAGACGAGCGCAAGACTGGAAACACGTCCACGGATGACGACGAGTTGACCTGCACTATCTTGTAAAGAGAGGTGCCAATTTCAATCCAATCACCCGCAGCAAACGTGGTTCCGCCAGTCGCGCCGCTAAAGGTTAGAGTGGTTCCGTTAGCCGTAGCCGAGGACACGGTGAGAGTGCCAGTCACGGTGCCGCGTGGCGTCGGGTTGGCGAAGTCTTGAAAGTAGAACGTGCCGCGCTGGGCCATGAGCAGAAACGACACGACCTGCTCTGCCGCGGTGCGCGTCATTGGCGGGCAATCCACGGTGCCAATCCAGCCTTGGCCTTGCCAGTTGTATTGCTGCACCTGCATCGTGAACGGCGAGACGTTGCGCGAGACTGCGCTCAGTCCGGTCAAGGACAGGCGCGAGGCTTCAAGCGCAGCAGGCGGCGTGAGTGGGTATGAAATAGCCATGAGATTAGGCGAAGGCTGAACGATACGCACCGCCACGGCGCACCATGTCTGGGATCTCGGCTTTAAGTCGGCGACGTTCTTGCTCCAAGATCGGCGCTAGTTCGCTGCGTGTTACGCCGGCGGCAATGTTATAGTTCACGTTGATCGATGCACCAGACGAGCCACTGCCTTGATTCATATTAGAGTTAGAAACGATTGAACCGCTGCCATTTGGAATAAATAACTCAGGACCACGTTCGCCAACGACATAAGCACTTCCTCCTGTAACTGGGCCACCGTTAGCGCGAAATCCTGCAAGAATTGCGGTGCTGATTCCTTTAGCTAGTGGAGCAGTAACGGTTTGTTGAAAAACCATACGCATCAAATCCATGCCAATCGCTTTGATTACTTCGCTAAGTTTTTGACCGCTAAAAATTGCATCTTCAAAACCAGAGGCAATTATATCTCCAGCATTTTTTGCTATAACTTGAAGATCGGTTTCAATGACTTTTCTTTTTGCGAGTAGTTCGTTGATTTTTGGATACGCCACAAGCATACGATCAATAGCCTCCAGATGATCAGCGGTATATTTACTTGGATCAACACCCAGCAATATACTCATATCCAACTTTCGTAAATCAACCAATTCATTCAACTGCCTATTTATTTCTGATTGCTGTTCTTTTTCAGTTAATAGCGAAAAATTATATTCATCATAAGCCTTTTGATGATCTGAAACCGCTTTTGTGTATTGTTCAAATGCATCAGTAGCAATGGTGCGCTGTGCGTTTGTTAGTCTTTGAACTTCTAATTCTTTTTCCAGTGCATTTAACTGTGAGCTTTTAGAAGGATCGCTTGGTTTTGCTTTAGCATCTTGGATGTCCTTGAAAATTTGCCGAAACTTTTGAGTGGGAGTTTGACCAATAGAATCAAAACTTTTCTTCAACTCATCCATTTGCTTTTTAGCATCTTCAATTTTTGGAAGATCACGATCTAATCGAATTTTGTCGGCAATAGATACCGCTTGAACTTGCGAAACACCAAGCATCGCATCCTTCAAATCTAAAACCTTATTTATGGTTCCAACGATTGTTCCCTTGAAAAAGTTCATCACGTCATCAACTGCTCCAGTTGCACGAGTTACTTTATCAACTTGCTCGGAACTTAAACCAAACTTTTTGGAGTTAGCCTCAATGTCCTCGAGAGTTGTGTTAAGGCTTCTGCCCATAGAAACAACTGCACCGAGACCAAAGAATCCTTTAAGACCCAGCGAAATGCTTCTCGTCGTTCCATGAATTTTTTGCAGCGAGTTTTGCACGCTCGCAAAAGCCTGACGCGTTGCGTCCACCGCCCTGAGTGTAAATGTAGCTTCAGCTGCCATGTTGTTTTCTCAGTCGATTTTGGTGGTTAATATAAGCGAGCCAGCCGTTCATTTCTTCGGCTGGCATTGCGAGGACTTCGTGAGCGAATTTGCCGAGACGTTCAGCGATGGCATAGACGGCGAGGAGGTCGGCACCTTCATCGCCGCCGATTAGTTTTTTAAGTCGTCGAGCTTCGCGGAGCTGTCCGCAAGAATCTCATTGGCGACGCGAGCGACCAGATTGCTGTCAGCCTTGTTGAGCAAGGTCGGCTTATGCTCGATCGTGAACAACTTCTTTCCGCTCTCGTCCGTGGCCTTCATGATAAGAATGTCCACGAGCAAATCCATATCGTTGTTCTGAGACTTTTTATAAACTCGGTTTTTCTCGGCCAAGGTCATTGGCGTGGAGAAGATCACGAGCTTCCACTCAGGAACTTCGATTCGTTTAGTGCCGAGGTTGTTGAAGTGTTCGCGGACGAGGTCAATGGCTTCCATGTGTGTTTTGTTTTGTGTTTTTTCCTAGCGTTAAACGGTCAGGGTCGAGAGCGCGCCGTTGCCCTCAAAGGCAATCGAGCCTTCGACCAGCCCGTCAAAGCTGGCCGACACGTCGAACTTCGTGACGATGGCCGAGCCGCTGTAATAAACGTCGGAGGACGTCGCGCCCTCTGGATAGAGGTTGAGCGTAACGGTCGAGCCGATAGTGATGAGGAGTTGGCCGGCGTCGGCTTCGTCCCAGTAGAGATCGCCAGATGCGCTCCAAGTTTTCATTGAGCCTTGGCGCGTGCGGTAGATGTCGCCGATCACGCTATCCTCGACGGTGTCAGAGGAGTGCGAGAGCGAGTAATTGCGGAGTTCGCCGATGGTGGTGGTCGAGATTTTGATAAGGCCATCGCGGCCAAGTTTGGTAGCCATATTAGTCAGTGGTTAAATAAATTGCGTTAAATGTATGACGAGCAGTGCCCCAGCGGCGTTCCTCGTCGGGTTCGATCACATATTCGACATTCGTCAAATGAAGGTCTTGGCAAGCACCGCCGAGCGTTACGTCGGTCAAGACAGCCGCTTCGACGGCAGCGGAGCCGGTGTCGAAAAGATCGTCGATCATGTAAGTGCCGCTCTCCGCCGTGAAGTAATCAACGACGAGTTGAAGCTGTCGGTACTGCGTGCGATTGCTTGGGCCGAGCGTGCGGACTTCGATTTGCTCGGTGACGGCATAGATTGCAGCCGACGGAAAGCTGACGCTGGCAATCGTGTTGTTGCGCCCGCGCAGGATGTTAGCCGTAGGAACGACCAGAGCAGACGTAAGAGCGGTTGCGGTGGCGTTGCGGATGTTTGTGCGTGTGCTCATGCGGCGGCGGTTAGAAGTGGCATTGTTCCGTTTACTTTGGTGAATCCAAGATTGACGGCGCGGTTTGCGAGAACCGCATTGATCTTTTTAATGGTAGTGCGTTCTCGTGAGTTGATCGCTCCGTCCACCATGCGTTGATAGTTTGGAATTTTGACGTGCGATGCGGTTGCTTTGATAAAAGGTCTTTCCCCAAAACTAGAACTGACATAACCAAACAAGCGTCCATTAAGCCCGCCTTGCGGTTTCAATCTATCAGAGAATTTCTTGTAGCGCGCACCAGCAACTTTTGCCGATGAGTTCCATCCTGATACTGTCCAGCCGACACGGCCTTCAATTTCTTTCCTGTATTTTTTAAAGTCTGCTCCAAAGGCTAGAGCGGTGGCTTTTCCGGTTATTCTGCCACGAGCATTTCTTCGTGCTTTGTGTTCGTTCCTTAGAGCATCTTCGTTCTCAAGCAGTTTCATTCCGTAGTATCCGGTGAGCTTTGGATTACGCAAAAGCGCGCGCATTTTTTCGACATCACGATTGCGAACAT